CCTCGCCCAAATCATCGCCCTCGCCCGCCAGATGGCCCGCACGATGCGCAACGGACTGGCCCGCGCTTGTCACTACCTGCAAAGCTTGAACCTGCCGGCCGAGTTCGCGTGCTGGGCGCTGCGCGGAATCTAACCATGCTATCCCTTGAATCCCTCTGGAACCTGAACTTGCACGTGGCCGACTGGATCGATGAAATCCGATTCGCGCAGACGGTCATGCTCGTGGTTTCCGTCATGGAGGCCGCGAATTACTTGCGCAGTTTCGGCGCTCCGCTGAGCGTCGGCGCTCCGCTGAGCGTGGTGCGGCGAATTTTGCTGGGAGTGTGACCATGACCAAGCAGACGTGGAACAGATACGAAGACGGTCCAGTTCCCGCAAATTGGAACGGGGCTGTATATCCGGAGCAACAACAAGAAGAGGAGAGTTGGGAAGAACACATGTTTAACACCCGGGATCTTCCGAACTGTCCAGACGACAAGGTGTATTGAAATGGACGCGGGGGAAATGGCAGTTGAGTGGAGAAAGATACTCAGATTGTCTGATGATGAAATCCATGTCCTATTCAACGTTCATCTTCGAGAACGCGGCAATAATCCTGAGCCAATTGCATTCGCTCGCATGATTGAAGTAGCGATGATTACTAGACTCGTATCTGCTCATGCTCCGCTTCCATTGGCTTCCAGATTGGTAAAGAAGCTGAACAACGCAAGAAGCCAAGGAAGATTGATGCGCGACGAAGAAAACGACCGCCCCGCGCGGGGCAAACGCGATCCGCTGGAGGTTCCATTGGTCACGTGGCAAGTAGTCAAAATTGCAGGGTACTGGCGCGTGATAAAAAACGGCGCGCTTGTATCGACTCATAACACTAAAGCGCAAGCGTTACGCGCGATCGGGACAAGCGAATGACCGACAATCTCGCACGCGCTCAGCGGCACCATGATCGGCAAGAGCCTGATCCATGGTCCGATACATTTCTCACGGACGCGCTCGAATCCACCCTCGCCCAGCAGCTCGCCGACTGGATCGAGGCGGGAGGAAGGGAGCGGATCGTTGCGGTGATCGATTTTATTTGTGACGAGCACCGGCTCTACGAACGCGACGATCCGCTGAAGACGTTTCAGGAGTGGATCACGGGCGGGACAGGACCGCGTGATTTCGACCTGAACGATTTCGATTGCCGTCGTTGATCATGGCAACTTGGATCGCAGTGGAGATAGGCTTGAGATGCGCGCTGGAACTTACAAGCCTCGCCTATCTCGGCGTCCTTTTCGCAAAGGCATTCTGATGACCCCCTCCATGCTCGACCTCCAGGAATCCGCCCAGCGCTGGGACTACTGGATCGCTGCGGCGCTGATCGCGGCGTTGATGACGATGATTGCGGGGATGGTGCTGTGAAGAATCGAATTCTCCGTTCGTCACGTGAAGCGATTACGGATCCGGCGCAAGAGTGGCGAGAAGTATGCCGGCGGGAGCGAGGACGCGGTAATTGCGGCGTGAGAAAGCCTGGGGCCAATAGATCGCAGAACGGCTTGACAGCCGGAGAGACGGCATGATTTCGGCGCTGGCGTGCCTTGCATTCGATGCGGCGGTCAACTTTGTGGGGTGGTGATGGCCTACTCGATCTGCCGCACGTATCGCTTCGAAGCATCGCATCAGTTGCCGCTGCTTCCGGCCGATCACAAGTGCTTCAGACTGGACGCACAGCAAAGGATCTTCGAGTGACCATCGACGAATGTAAAGCCTACCTCGCCCATAGCTGGGTGCTGCATCCGGACTATCGGCCGGAGCGGCATCCACAACACTCAAGTTTTGAGCCGGTCAATATCAGGTTGACCTTTGCGCACATCAAGCATTCGGCTGGCAAGGATTCGCATGAATGACCACTACATTCTCGACGGTCATAATGCCGTACCGGTCGATCTGATGACTTGGGCGCGCTGGTTAGAAAAAAACGAGCGACACGTTGCGGACGAGATGGTCGGAGAAACGCGCGTCTCAACTGTCTTTCTCGGCCTGGATCATCGGTACGGAGAAGGACCGCCGCTCCTGTTCGAAACGATGGTCTTCGGCGGCCCGCTCGATCAGGAGCAGGAACGGTGCAGCACTTGGGAAGAAGCCGAGAAGATGCACGCGGTCATGGTGATGCGCGTTAAGGATGTGGAGCACGAGCAGGCGAAGGGGCAGACGTGAGCGAGCGCGATGACGGAGGGCCAGCGTTTCCTGTTCAGAGCTCAAGCGGGTTTCTGCGGAGCGAGAAGCAGATAGATCTTGAAGAGGTCAAACAGATCTTTAATTTACCGCTAGAAACGAAATTTGAAACGTTCGCGCCACCGACCGGTATGAGCCTGCGCGACTACTTCGCCGCTCAACTTATCAGCGGGGCAATGGAAGTTGAAGGAGCAACCGCAGAATTGGCGGCGAGACTTGCATATAGGATAGCGGACGAAATGCTCAAAGCGAGAAAAGAATGAGCGGCCCCATCGTCGCAGCAGTAACGCGCGCCATAGAAGAAGGAGCCGGAGAATACTGGTACATCGGCGTCCGAGCTGGCACGTCTCACGGTTTTTTCGTCGATTACGCCCAATGCATCGACCGGCGCGACGCCCTGATCTTCCGCCGTCTCGCCCGCGGCCTGCCCTCGATCCTGGCCGGCATGACGATGGTCGAACGCGAGGATGGGAGCAGGCGCCCGATGTTGATCAGCGATCCGGCTTGGTACGAGGATCGGAGGAAGGGGGCGCGGAAGGGTGCCGCGTTTAGGCGCGGCATAGAAGATGCGGCAATACTTTCGGCTCGTCGCGCGCATGAGCGTTTCGAAGTTAAATCAGGTCGCATTCCTGTAGACGGTGTCATATCTCTGCCTCCGGTGATCGAATGACGCCGCTCGCAATCGACCTCTATTGCGGCCTGGGCGGCTGGGCCGAGGGCTTGCTTCTTGAAGGTTTCTACGTCGTCGGCTTCGACATCGAGCGGCACGTCTACGGCGACGAGAAGTATCCGGGCGAGCTGGTACTGCAGGACGTGCGCACGCTACACGGTTCGCAATTCAAGGATGCGGCGCTTATCGTGGCGTCACCTCCCTGCCAGGCCTACAGCTACCGCGCGATGCCGTGGAAGCGCGCCAAGGCTCTCCCGCCTCCGGACAACGAACTGTTCGATACGTGCTTTCGCATCCAGCGCGAGGCATGCGAGGCCGCAGGCCATCACATCCCGCTGGTGGTCGAGAACGTCCGAGGCGCGCAGAAGTGGGTAGGGCGCAGCCGATGGAACTTCGGATCGTTCCACCTTTGGGGCGATGTGCCGGCGCTGATGCCGATTGCCAGCGCCGTGAAAGTCGGCGGCATCGACTTTAACGGCTATGGAACACCCGGATACAAAGGACGCGCATTCAACACGACAGCAGAGCAGAGATTGCGTGACCGGCATGCGGCTCGCGGTCCAGCCACCGGTCACCTCAAGACCGCGTCCGGGATAGATACTACACCGCTTCTAGATGGCTTGAACGTCGGCGGTCGCTGGTGGAATGAACGCGACAACCGCTATCCGCCGATCATGATGATGTCCAGCAAGTCGCCCGCCCGTGCCCGTGCCAGCGCCATGATCGCCAAGATCCCGCTGCCGCTCGCCCGGCACATCGGCAGGATCTATTCGCCCCCGAGTTCGCCGAAGCCGTGACGAGAAACCAGCGGAAATGTGATCGTTGGAATAGGCGCCATCCGGTCGGCTCGACGGTGCGCTATCACCACATCATCGGCGAGCCTGCGTTCACGGTTCACAAAACCTGCACTGCGGCCGAGGTCCTATCCGGACATACGCCGGTCGTGTGGCTCGAAGGCATATCCGGCTGCGTCTGCCTCGAAGCGTTGAGCGACCCATGACCCCCCTCCCGCTCGCCAGCCATCGCAAGGAAATCCACCGCGTCACCGTCAACGGCCGCGCGTGCGAGCGGATCAGCTTCTCGAATGGCGAGGTCCTCTACTTCGCGCAAGCCAGCGACGTGCGATTCCCGACGTTCCGGCTGGTACCGCGGATCCAAAGGCACTTCCGAAAGAAGATCGATGAGGCGATCGAGGGGATGACGTGAGCGCCTATCAGGCATTTCTGTTCGCCAAATCGCACTCGTCCAACGAGTTCGGCTTTGCGCCACCGTTCCTGCCGTCATTCCTGTTTGACTTTCAGACCGCGCTCGTGGATTGGTCGGTGCGCAAGGGTCGCGCTGCGATCTTCGCCGACTGCGGGCTCGGTAAGACACCGATCGAACTGGTTTGGGCTCAGAACGTGGTGCAGCACACGAATGGAAATGTGCTGATCCTCACGCCGCTAGCCGTCGGCGCTCAGATGGTAGTGGAGGCTGCGAAGTTCGGCATCCAAGTACATCGCTCACGCGACGGCAGCATTCGACTTGGTATCAATATCGCTAATTATGAATTGCTGCACAAGTTCAGTCCATCTGATTTCCGCGGCATTGCCTGCGATGAATCCTCGATTCTCAAATCCTTTGACGGCACGCGCCGCACCGAAATTTCCACTTTCATGCGCAAGATTGAGTATCGTTTGCTGGCAACCGCGACGGCGGCGCCGAACGATTACATCGAGCTCGGCACATCGTCCGAAGCGCTCGGCTACCTCGGGCACATGGACATGCTCAATCGCTTCTTCAAGAACGATCAGAACAACAGCGCGAACGGGCGCGCTTATGGAGAGGTCGTCAAATGGCGCTTCAAAGGACATGCCGAGTTGCCGTTCTGGCGCTGGGTCTGCTCCTGGGCGCGTGCGATGCGTCGGCCGTCCGACCTCGGATTCGACGATACGGATTTTGTTCTACCGTCATTGAGCGAGCGCGAACATCTGGTCGAGGCAAGCAAGCTGGCTGAGGGAATGCTGTTCGCGCTGCCCGCCGCGGGCCTGAAAGAGCAGCGCGAGGAACGGCGCCGTACGATCGGCGATCGCGTCGGAAAAGTTGCCGAGCTCGTGAACGGCATCTCCGACCAGGCTTTGGTCTGGTGTCACCTGAACGAAGAAGGCGACAGCCTCCAGCAGGCTATCCCCGGCAGCGTTCAAGTAGCCGGCGCGGATAGGGATGAGGACAAAGAAGAACGGCTCATAGCCTTCGCGCAGGGCAAGGTACGCGTGCTTGTCACGAAACCGAAGATAGCCGGGTTCGGCCTGAATTTCCAAAGCTGCCACCACATCACGCTCTTCCCATCGCATTCTTTCGAGCAGTATTACCAAGCGGTACGGCGTTGCTGGCGTTTCGGTCAACGCAAGCCGGTCACAGTCGATATCGTGACCACCAAAGGTGAGATCGGAGTTTTGAAAAACCTGCAGCGCAAGGCATCGCAAGCTGACCGCATGTTTTCGCATCTGGTGCGCGAAATGAACAGCGCTATGCACATCGAGCGCGCCTCGCCATTCACCAAAGCACAGGAGTCGCCGCCTTGGCTGTCAATGATCAACTGATTACAGATCGCTTTGCGCTCTACCACGGCGATTGCGTCGAGGTCATGCAATCGCTGCCGGCCGCTTCGATCGCGCTTTCAATCTATTCCCCACCCTTTGGCGGCCTGTACCACTACAGCTCGGACGATCGCGACCTGTCGAACTGCGCCGATTATGCTGAGTTCTTCAAGCACTACGCCTTCACCGTGCAGGAGGTCGCGCGTCTGACCATGCCCGGTCGCATGACGGCGGTGCATTGCAGCGACGTGCCCACGGGCAACAGCGGCATCGATGCTCTGATCGATTTCCCGGGCGATATCATCCGACTGCACAAGGAGCGCGGCTTCCATTACGTTGCGCGCTACAGCGTGTGGAAAGAGCCGCTCGCGGTGCGCAACCGCACGCTGCAAAAGAGCCTGGCGCACAAGACGATCGTAGATGATTCCTCGCGTTGCAGCGTCGCCAATGCCGATTACCTGCTGGTCTTTCGGCGCGCCGGCGAGAACAAGATCACGATCGCGCATCCGAACGGTCTGACCGAATACGCGGGTGAGCGCCGGCCTCCGGTTGAAGTACTGAAGTATCGCGGTTGGACTGGCAAGCAGACGGAGAACCGTTACTCGCATTGGATCTGGCGACAATATGCGAGCGCCTTTTGGGACGATATTCGCATCGGTCGTGTGCTCCCATTTCGAGAAGCGCGCGACAGCGAAGACGAGAAGCATGTCCATCCGCTGCAGCTTGACGTGATCGACCGCATCCTAGTGCTGTGGAGCAATTCGGGCGAGACGGTGCTAACGCCCTTCATGGGTATCGGCTCTGAGGTATATGGCGCGGTTGTGGCCGGACGGCGCGGCATCGGGATCGAATTAAAAGCATCGTATTACCGACAAGCGGTGAAAAATATGCGCGCTGCCAGCGAAGGCAAGGTGCACGCGACGCAGGAACTTTTCGAGATGAGCGCAGAGTAACTGCGCCGGATGTTCAACGCTTGGAGATGAGATGACCCGGCCGCGGGGCGCAGCGGCAACGTTCGAGGAATCTCGGGCATGGAAACGCAAGTAGATCGTTCGAAGTTCATCGGTGGCTCGGAC